GCCGCTGATCACGCGCGTGGGTTCCGTCTGCCACCAGGTCATTCCGGCCTCCGTGCGGTGCCACGCGCGGTGCCCCCGAAGGTCGGCACGCGCAGTTCGATGAGCAGTCCGCTATCCAGCCAGTTCTTGACCTCGAGCACGGCGAGTGCGCCCTGCTCGGCGTTGTGCGCGGCCCGCTGGGCCGCTTCCAGGGTGAGCGCGGCGGACATGCTCTGCTCGACCTGTGTGGCGCGCACGGCCTCGAGCTGCGCCGCCAACGCGTCGAGCTTCGCCAGCACCGGGCCGAGGTCCACCGGGGCCGGCGGCTGCGGCGTGGGGGTTGGCGTCGGGGTGGGCGTCGGCGGTGCCGGGCCGCTCGTCGACGGCTGCACCCACGCGGCCAGCGTCGGCCGCACCTTCGGGTCCGTCACTGCGTTCCAGGCCGGTGTGCCGTCCGGACCGTTGTAGTCGCTCGGTGCGCCGCCGATGAAGTCGATCACCGTGACCGGCGCATTGCCCCGCGTCGGGTCCACGTCGCCGTAGACCGACACGCCCTTGTAGTTGAGGGCGTCGTCGCTGATGTCGTTCGGATTCCCGCGCTTGCCGTTGAGGCCGATGTTCGGGTCGATCTGGTGCAGGCGCGCCGTCAGCAGCCGCACGAACTCCTCGGTGCGTGGGCCGCCCCGGTGCGCGTGGTGCCAGGCGTCGGGATACTGGCGCGCCATCTCCTCGACGACGTGCTGATAGTTGGGCACCTGGGCGAAGGCCGGGGCCGCGATGAGCAGCGCCAGCAGGGTCAGGCAGGGTGATCGGTATCGCATCATGTTCCCTTTCCTCGAGATCAGGTGAGGTGGACAGGCGCCAGGATGGTCGCCCGCCCGTGCGCGAGCACGGCCTCGAGCCCCGCGTCGGTGCGCTTCAGCTCGTGCCAGAGCGTGCCCGTCGTGAGTCCGTCCGTGTCGGTGTCGTCGACGGCGACCTCGACGACCTGTGTATTCAGTGCCGGATCGGCGTTGAACGTGCCCGAGACGCTGATGCCGCTGCCGGTCGTCTTCGTGACGAGCGCTGTGCCACCGAGCGCCGACGCGAGCTTCCACGACAGCGCGAAGCCCGAGGCATCGGCGACCTCGGCCCGGCTGGCGTCGGCGTAGATGACGAACTGCAGGCGCTTGTCCTCGCCGCGGAACCAGCGGTCGTCGCTGGTGATGTCGACGCGGAGGGCCATTACTGCCCCCCCAGCGTCAGCGCGCCCGGCCGCACGCCCTGCTGCCCGGCCGCGAACACGCCGCCGAAGTGGCGCCGGCCGCAGACCGTGCAGCGTTCGGCTTGGCGCTGCAGCACGCCCGCGCCCGGCGTGCCGTCGAGCGTGAACGGCTGGCAGTTCGCGACGTCGCGGCAGCACGGCGACGGCCGCTGGGCGCGTCGGTCCTCGAAGGCGCCCATGCTCAGCCGACCTCGCCCGGCTTCACGTCGGTGCTGGCGGCGTCGAGCGTGAGCGACGTGGCGCCGATGGTGCGCTCGATCTGCGCCAGCTCGTTGCCGATGTCGCGGAGCGGGGCCTCGGCCGGCTTGATCTGGGCCTGCACCTCGCGGAGCTGGGCCTGCAGCGGCTCGATCTGCGCCTGCAAGGCGTCACGCTGGGCGTAGAGCGGCGCCAGGCCGGCCAGGATGGTGTCACGCTCGGCCTGCAGCTTCTCGCGCAGGGGCGCGAGCTGGGCCTCGATACGGGGATTCTTCTTCGGCATGGTCGTGTCCTCGTCTCTGTCGCTGGTGGAAGGGTGACGCCGCGTCAGTTGATGGTCATCAGACCCGACGCGCCGAAGTCCTCAGTGAACGTCTCGCCGTCGGCGAGCGTGATGGATGAGCCGTAGTCCCAATACTCGATGAGCGGGTCGGCCGGCGACGTGGGCGTGTCGTTGTAGGCGACCACGTAGCGGAACGGCCCGATGGTGCCGCCCGAGGCGGTCACGACGATGTCCACCGCGGTGACGGTGGTCGTGCCGCCCGATCGGCTGGTGGCGTTCTGCGTGTCGGCGCCGCCGGCGGTGTAGCCGTTGCCGGCGCTGATCTCGGTGAGATCCGCCTTCACGCTGTGCGACGCCGCGTTCGGCGCCGGGCTGTTGACCAGCATGTTCTTGATGAGCCCCGAATCGAGGTTGTGGACGCCCTCGGCGAGGTGCTCGGAAAACGCCTCGAATTTGACTGCCGTTGCCATGTGTCGTCTCCTTGCCTACACCGACCCCGCGAACCGCAGCGCGGGCGTGTAGGCCCCCGCACTCCGCACTGACGGCGTCCAGACGCCGTCGACCGCCACGACGGGCGTATAGGCGCCCGCCAGCGAAATGATCCCGACCAGCGAGCCGCTGTAGTCGAACACCAGCGCACCGCCGGTCACCGCCACCACCAGCGCATTGAGTGGGAGGCGCCGATCGGCGTGCAGCGTGAGCGCCTGCCCCGTGACGCTGACGGCCGCGGCGTCGAGCGCCAGGCGCACCGGCCGCACCAGCGCCACCGCGCCGCCGGTGACCGCGACCGCCGCCGGGGCCAGCGTGAGGCGCCGCGCGGCGCGCACCCCCAGGGCCGCACCGGTGACCGCCAGGGCGCCCGCGTCGAGTCCCAGCCGGCGCGCCGCCTGTAGGCCGAGGGCGCTGCCGTCAACCGCCACACTGGCCGCGTCGAGCGTGAGGACGTAGCTGCCGACCCGCACGAGGCCCACGTCGGCCCCCGCGAGCGTGACGGTGGCCGCATCGAGCGCGAGCCGCCGCGTGCTCCGCAGCGTCAGGGCCTGTCCGGTCACGGCGGTGGTCGCCGCATCGAGGGCGAGGCGCCGGCCGGCCCGCAGCGCCAAGGCCGAGCCCGTGACCGCCACGGCCGCCGGATGCGCGTCGAGGCGCGCCCCACGGCGCAGCGCCAGCGCGGCCCCGGTGACCGCGATGGCGGCCGGGTCGAGCGTGACGCGCCGCGCCGCGCGCAGGGCCAGATCCGCGCCCGTGATGGCCACGGACGCCGCGTCGAGCGTGAGCGTGTAGCCGCCGAGCACGATGAGGCTGAGGTCCGCACCAGAGACCGCTACGGCCCCGGCATCGAGCCCGAGCCGTCGACCGGCCCGCAGCCCCACGGCGGCCCCGGACGCGGCCACGCTGGCCGGGCTCAGCGTCAGACGCCGGGTGGCCCGCGTGCCGATCGCCTGCCCGGTGACGGCCAGACTGGCCGGCGACAGCGTCACGCGACGGGCCGCGCGCAGCCCCAGAGCTGCCCCACTCAGGGTCACGCTGGCCGGGTCGAGGGTCAGGCTGTAGACACCGCCACCGGCATCCCCCTCACTCACGAAGTCGTCGAGGGTCGCCGCGTCCCCGTAGAACGCGATGCCCGGGTCGCCGGTGCTCAGGGTCGCGTCGCTGATGGTGCTGCCCGGCGTGCCATTGACGCTCGGCGTGAGCGTGCTGCCGCTGATGGCCAGCTTCGCGGTGTCCCCGTTGGCGAAGGTGGCCCGCGAGGCGATCTCGGTGGCGCCGCTGCCGTCGTCGCAGAGCTGCACCGACCCGTGGTTGAAGTAGGCATACCAGCGCCCGAAACCGCTACCCGCCGACACGCGCACCGCCGGCGCCACGAAGCTGTTGGCGTTCGCGCGCAGGATCTGCGCCGAGTGGTCGTCGTCGTGCGCGACGCCGGAGTAGAACGCGGCGCTGTATTCGGACTCGCCGCCGAGCACCGCGTTGCCGCTGATCTGCGGGTCCGACGACCCAGACGTCGTCCAGTTGGCCCCGAGGCCCCCGTCACTCCGGTTGAAATTGTCAGTCGCCACGCTAGAACGACTCCCCGCGCAGGGTGAAGCCTGGCAGTTGCTGGCAGATGGTCACCAGCGCCTGCCGGAGCGTCGACGCGCCGGTGACGCCCGACAGGTCGAGGTTCGGCTGCAGGTCGCGCGCGGCGTCCTGCAGCGCGTTGCGCTGGACGGCCGACAGTTGGTTGATGCGGGTGCCGAGCGTGATGCCCTCGCCGAAGAATCGCGCCCGCTGCCGCCCGTTGAACCGCTGCATCAGGCGGAACAACCGGCCGAGCGTGCCGAGCACCTCCCGCGACGTGCGCGCCGTGGTCACCCACCCGTTCGGGATGCTGCGCGCCTCCAGCCACGCGCGTGCGACGGTCACTGCGCCAGCGCTCAGTGTCGCGTCGAGGTTCGCCGGGATGGCGATCACCTCCGGCTGCGCGGCCAGCGTGGTGTGCTCCGCGTCGGTCACCTCGGCCGCCACGAGGTAGACATCCTCGCGCCCATAGGTCAGCGCGTCCCACTCGGCGATGACGCCGGAGACGTGCTGGGGGCGCCACGACGGCACCGGCGTCGTGCCCCACACCTTCGGGACGAGGTAGAAGCGAAGCGCCATCGTCAGTCCTGCGGAGGTGGTCCCACCACCACGCCGGCCGTCACGGCGCGACAGGTGCCGCGCACCGTCCAGCGGCCGTCGCCATTGACGTAGTTCGCGTTCTGGGTGATCGACACGATGTGATCGCACTCAAGGCGGATGACCGGCGCGCTCGGCGTCGGGGGCGGGTCGACCTCGCACGGCGCCGTGACGGTGCGCGTCTCGGTGAGCGCCGGGCAGGCCGCGCCCCCGTTGGCCGGCGGCGTCACGATGGTGCGCGCCCAGGTATCGACGCGTGATTGCTGGCCGTTGACGCAGGCCGACCACTCGCCGGTGCTCGCCGGCGCCCAGGCGCTGACCACGCAGTCGACGGGCGTCGGCGGCGGGGGTGGCGGGGGCTCCGGGGCGCTGCCGCCAGGCCCGATCTGCTCACTGCCGGTGATGTAGGCGCCAGCCGGAATGACGGTGCCGTCGGCCCCGCCGACGCCGTGCACCGCCCGCCCGACAACGCGCGCGGCCGCCCCCGTCTCGAGTCGGTAGTCGGTGGCGCTGATGAAGCGCGGCTCAGCCACCAGGGACGCGGCGTCCTGGCCCAGGCCCTGCCAGTAATCCCACGACCGCTGTGAACCCCCGACCTCGATGCGCGCCGTCTGGTAGACGTTGCGGTCGATGTCGTGCACGTCCTTGAAGTTCGCCGTCGCCGCGTCGCCGGTGTCCTGCCGGATGCGGTTGCCGCTGCCCGCGACGATGTTGTTGACGAACAGGAAGTTGCTGCCGCGCGGGAACCCGGCCGTCCAGATGTAGGTCGCAAACGCGCTGGCGTTGTCGACGAAGGTGTTGTTGAAGACGCGCACCCACTTCGCGTTGTAGTCGTTCCCGGTGTCGAGCGGCTGAATCCAAACGCCCGCCTCGGCGCTGCCCCGGAACACGTTCTGGTAGACGAGCGCCGGCTGCGCGGCGGTGTGCGGCGCCTGCAGGAAGCTGAGCCCCTTGTGGTTGTCGACGAACGTGTTCCACCGGATCGTCACGGTCTGGATGGCGCCGGCCGCCTGCACGCTGGTGCCCTTGAGATAGATCCCCGACCCGTTGCGCTCGAAGTGGTTGAACTCGACGAGCATCGGCGTCGACCGGTAGGTGGTGATGCCCGAGTGGTTGCGCGGGTCGCCCACGTTGTAGCCGATGATGCGGTTGTGCCGGATGCGGATGTTCCGAGCGTCCTCGAGACGGATGCCGTTGTAGTTGTCGCCGGCCCGGCCGGCGGCCTGCGGATTCGCCCGCAGCGTGGCGTGCTCGAGCGCGCACCCGTCGGCCCGGAAGAACGTGACCGGCCCGGTGTCCGAGCGCGTCGGCGCTGTCGTCTCGTCGATCACGAAGCCACCCGCCGGCGTGCCCGTCCAGATGACGTGGTTGCGGTCGGTGCAGCCGAGCATCGGGCCGGCGCCGCTCGAGTAGGCCAGCGTGACCGCGCCCTCGGCCCGGAAGGTGATCGGCGCGCCTGGCGTGCCGCTGTTGACGGTGCCGTAGGCAACATCCTGCCGGCCACCGCCCCCGCCGGTCAGGTTACCGACGGTGACGTAGGGGCCCGCCGCGATGCGCACCACGTCGCCCGCCTGCGCGGCCTGCGCGGCGTTCGGGGCGGCCTTGTTCGTGCTGCCCCACGCCGCCCGGCCGATGGTGCGCCAGGGCGTCTCGGCGCTGTTCTGCGCGTAGGTGGTGGCATCGTTGCCGGTGGCATGGTTCACGTAGAGGTCTTTAGCCGTCGCGGGGGCGCAGGCCGCCAGCAGCAGCAGTGCGACGAACGCCGACCGCACGAGGCCGTGCGCCTCCATCGCGATGCGGAGCTTGGCGTAGGTCAGCGCCACCCAGCGCGGCACGCGGACGGTGATGGTCCCATACTGCCGGCCAGCCGCCCACGCGAGGTGCTGGTCTCCGGGCCGCGTGTTGCAGATCAGCTCCGTGTGCAGCCCCCACGACAACAGCGGCTTGACCGGGTAGCGCCGGTGCCTCTGTCCGCACGTCTCGCAGTGTTCGTTTCGTGTGCTCATGGTTCCCTCAGTTCAATCGCCGCCGTGATCTCGCCGTCGTATTGGTAGGCCCGCAGCGTCAGGCCCACGAACCGCAGCCGCTCGTGCGTGCGCGGGTGCCGAATCTCCAGCGCCACGACGACGTGTTCGGTGATGTGGCCCTCGTGCCGCATCCACTGGTCGATGCGGTCACGCGGCGCGCCGTCTTCCGCCGTTTGCCCGCGTGCCACCACAGCCGCGTCATCCTCGCCTCATGCGCGCCGCCAGCGTGCGGGCCCGGGCGCCCACCTGCTGATGCCAGCGCGAGTCCAACATCTCGTCGGCCGCTACCCCGTAGTGGCCCTGCATCATCGCGCCGAGCATCCGATGGAAGCCGCGCAGCCGGGGCACGCCGAGGTTGAACGCCATCTCCGCGATGACCGCCTGCCGCCCGCCGCTCTGCGTCCGCAGCCACGGCCACGCCGCCAGCGCCTCGCGCCACACCCCGTCGAGGTCGTGCGCCAACATCGCGTCGGCCTCGGCTTGCGTGACGCCCACGTCGTCGAGGTTGCGGCCCCACCCGATGGTCAGCTTCCCCACCGTGTCGCGGTAGGGCTTCAACCGGCAGCCCTCGTGCTGCTGCACGCTCGACACGAGCGCCGGCCACCACTCGGGGTGTGTCACCGCGTCCCCCGCCGCAGCCCGCGCAGCTCCGTCTCGATGACTTCGAGCCGGCGGATGATCTCGGCCTGCTGCGCCGTCGCCAACTCCCGCGACATGTAGAGCGGGTCGAGCCGCTGGCGCTCCAGGCCGTGCCAGCCCTCGATGACCGACACGCGGCGTTCGAGGCGCGCGACTTCACTCGCGACATTGGTCTGCCGCTCCTGCACCTGGCCGGCCATGACGGCCAGCAGGCCGGCCGTTGTGATGAGGTGCCAGGCGTTCTGCTTGATCCACAGGTTCATCGGGGGGACTCCTGGGGGGCCAGCACCGTCACGATGCCGGCGTCGTCGATCGTGTAGGGCGCGCCCTCGGGCACGCCCGCCTCGGCCAAGATGCGGCGCCGGGCGTGTTCGCGCTCGCCCTCCATCACGCCGAGCACGAGCTGGGCGTTCTTCACGCGCTCATCCCAGCAGCGCAGCTCCCAGAGGGCGGCCGGATCGAGCGAAGACATTACCGGCATGACGCTGTGTCCAGATTGATCACGCGGAATCGCTGCGGCGGGTCAACCTCCTGCAACACGAGATCGTCATCGCCGTCGCCGTCGCCGTCGATGGGCTTCGGCCCGTTGAACTGCCACCAGTTCCCCGCCGGCAGCGTGAACAGCGTCTCAATGCACAGCCCGCCCACCGGCACCATGCCGAGCGGCCCGGATCGGGTCGGGTGTGCCACCGCAACGGCGTAGGCGTCGAACCACGGGACGTAGACCAGATACCCGGCCCGCGTGCCGCGCTCCAGCCGCACCGGGAAGACCAGCACTTGCCCCATATTGAGGTCTGACGCATTGGCGGCCACCGCCACCGATTGCGCCCCGGCGGGCGCGTGCGCGAGCAGCAGCGCCACCAGCGCCGCGAGCGTGATCGTTGTCCTCATGCCAGTAGCCTCATGCCCCAGAAGGTGAGCCGCGTCGAGGTGTTCAGCCCCTCGACGGTGATGTCGCCGCCCACGCCGATGTAGCGGATCGTCACCGTGTCGCCCGCCGTCAGGTTGATCAGGCCCGCGATAGGCAACACGCACCGCTCGGTGTTCGCCACTTGCGGCACGCGCGCCAGGTGCCAGAAGTCCGTCCCGTTGACCACGGCGCCGATGCCCACGCCCGCGATGCCCGAACCGCTGGCGTTGACGAACCCCACGCCGCCGAACAGCGCATAGACGCCCGTGACGGGCGCCGTGAAGGTGCTCGACGCGAACACGCCGCCAGTGTCGTAGACCTCGCTGTCGAACGTGACGTCGGTGCCGCTGGTGACGCCCGTCGTATCGGAGGTCTTCCGCGCCAGGAACCCCGGCTGCGCGCTGGCCTGCACGATGCCCGTGACCGCGACCAGCCCGCCGGGGGTGATCCGCATCCGCTCCGTCAGCGACGTATCCGCAACCGCCGCCCGAGTAAAGAAGCCGAGCGATCCCGCCGTATTGCTGGCCCCGTTCTCGCCCAGCGCCTTGATCGCTGCGAAATACGGCTGCGCGTAGGCACCGCGCCCGAAGCCCAGTTCGATGCTGCCGCCGTGGCCGCCACTGCCGGCCGACGTGCTGATCAGCAGCGAGGACGTCTTGTTGCCCGCATCGGTCACGGCGGTGTCGTCGCCCGCGCCGCCGACCACCAGACTCCGGCCCGAGATCGGCGTGGCGGCCACGCCGACGATGCCACTCAGCGTGCTGGCTCCCGTGACCGCCAGCGTGGACGAGAACGCCCCCGTGCTGCCGTTCACCGCTCCCGAGAACGTCGCGCCGTCGTCCGTCAGGCGCGACAGCACCGCGTTCCACACCGCCGCCGTCACCACGTACCCGTTGCCGCGTGTCGTCGCCATTACAGGGCCAACTCCGTGCTGTTCGTCAATTCACTCGTGCCGAGCACCCACGCGCCGCCACCCAGCACCACAGGCGCCAGCGTCCACTTGCAGCGAATCCAGCAGGGCGGACCCACGGTCAGTTCCACCGACTGGATCGTGCTGGTGGCCGTCGCAATGCCCGTCACCGTCTCCGAGATCGTGACGGCGTCGCCCGGCTCCCGCTGCAACGCCGCCGCCATGAACGCCGACGAGTCGTTGGCGATGAACTCCACCGCCTCGATCTGGTTGTCCAAGTCCTCGTAGAGGCTCAGCAGGTGCGCGCCCAGCAGCCGCCCGAAGTCGGCCGAATCCTGATACTTGAGATCCAGCCCCAGCGGGCGGTCGCCGTACGGCTGCGCGCTCGCCGCCTCCACCGTTACCGGGCCGAGATCGCGCACGGCCTTGCCGTAGACCCGCAGCGTCACCTTGGCCGTGCCCTCGCCGCTGTTGCTCAGCGTCCACTTGCCCGTCGAGGCGAAGGCTTCCAGCGACGCCGTGATGTTGCCGGTCAGCTCCGTCCCGCCCGCCTCTGACCCTGCGAAGTAGTGGACGCCAGGTGTCAGCGACGTCACCACGTCCAGCCCGCCCACCTTCGTCTTGCGCTCGCCTGAACTGGGGTCGGTGTAGTCGGTGAACACCTCCTGCCCGCTCACGCCGCCGCCGACATCGACCACCGCATCCACGAGCAGGTCGGTCGCCGTCACGCTCACCGTCTTGCGCCGCGTGGTCACGCGCACCCGCGAGTAGCAGGCATCGACCGACGACGGCGCCGACAGGCCGTGCATGTCGTCGCTGAACGTGATCGCGGAGGTATTCAGCGGCCCGAGGTTGTGGCGGTTCTTGTAGACGAACGTGCCATCGCCACGAATGAACGCCTTGCCCTGCGCCGAGCGGGCCAGGTCGCCGATGATCGCCAGCGCCTTCGCGCCCTCGCCCAGGTCGTCAAACGCCACCTCGGTCGTGTTCGCGCCCACATCAAGCGACCGCGCCACCGGCTGGGCATCGGCCGGCACGGCGTCCAACACCTCATCGATCAGCTCGCTCTCGTCCTTGCCGATCTGCGCGTCGATCTCGCGCACGGTGGCCTCGAGCAGCTGCCGGATGCCGTCCTCGCAGACCACCCGCACGTTCTGCGACCGATACCGCCCCGGCTCGGCGTCGATGGTGGTCACCTTGCCGTAGAACCGCACGGCATCGGTGATGGCGCCCGACGAGAACGACACGCGCACCGGCACGCCGAAGCCCCAGCCGCTGCGGACGTTGGCGTTCCTGGGTGAGTAATACCCCTGCACGCCACCACTGCACCCCGCGTCATTCCGCAGCACGAACGCGCACCGGCCCACGGCCGCCACGCTGTCGGCCGGGCCGTGCCCGTCGATGCCATAGCGGATGGTGAGCGGCCCCGCCGCCGCCTTGCTGTCGGCCGTGATGTCCACCCACGACCCGGACAGGTACGCCTCGATTTTCGGTGTAGCCTGCACGCCCATCAGGCCATCGCCATCGCTTCCTTCATGGCGATCTTGAGATCCCGCGGCAGCGACCGAATCGCCGCCAGCAGTTCCGGGTCGCCCGCTCCGCCGAGCACCGCCCGCGCGAAGGCCGGTGCCTGCTCGGGCGTCACCACGGCTTCGCGCCCGTGCAGCACCGTCGCGGTCGCCGTGCCGAAGTCGCGGAACCACGCGCCGTGCCGGCCCATTGTGCCCGTGGCGTAGCCGTCCCCCGGCCCGCCGGGGCTGGTGTAGTTGCCGCGGATCTCGATGTCGATCTCGCGCGGCAGGTTGCTCAGCGCCGCCGTCACCTTGTCCACCGCGCCCGCCGCGGCCTGCCCGGTGCGCTGCATGTTCGCCTCGATCTCGGCGATGACGCGCTTGCTGGCCTCCGCCCCCTCGCGCGACGACGCCCACAGCCGTTCCGCGTCGCGCAACGCCTGCTGCTCGGTCAGGCCGGCCGCGATGTAGGCGTCGCGGATGGCAATGACCGTCTGCTTCCACGCATCGTTCCCGGCTTCCGCGCGCTGCTGTGCCGTGAGCAGGCCGGCCAAGTTCTGCTCGAACTCGCTCACCAGGTTGCGGCCGTTCAGCTCATCGCGCGACGGGCCGCCGAACAGGCCGCGGAAAAAGTCCTTGGCCTTGCTGGCGAGCTTCGAGAACATCTCGACAATCGGCCCCGCGAACGACTGCACCCACGGCGGCACGCCGGGGATCATCCCGATCAGGTTGCTCAGCGTCTCGGTCGCAAAGGCCTTGACCGCGCCGATGGCCCCACCGCCACCCATGAAGGCCTGCTGGAAGATGCCAGACACCTTCGCGCCCACGTTCTCGGACCCGCCCAGCAACTTCGCGAAGAATCCATCGGTGGCCGTGCTGCCTTCGGCGATGGCGGCCTTGTGCTCCACCCACGGCAGCTTCATCGAGCTACTGAGCACGGGCGCAATCGTCTGCGCGGCGCCCTGCACCCGGAACAGCTCATCGCGCAGATCCTGCATGGCCTGCGTCACGTTGTCCGTGTCCGTTTTGAACTCGGTCAGCGACGGACTGAGCACGCCTCGGATCTGCATCTTCACGATGTTCGACGTCTCGCCCGTGATGAGGCCGACGCCCTTCATCGCCGCCGTCTGCAGGTCCAAGGCTTCCTTGTTGCGCTTGATCTCTGCGGTGGTGCCCTCCATCGCCTTGAACAGGTCATCGTGCGACAGCGCGACGCCCTGCACCGCGCCGGCCGCGACGATGTGCTGACGGCCCACGTCGCCGACCGTCGGGATGATGCCCAGCGCCCGCCGCTGGTACTCCTCCAGCGCCTGCGACGGCCCCCCGCGCACGACATCTTCGAGGACCGTGAAGCCCTCAGTCAGACGCGACAGTTGCGAGTTGACCAGCCCGTTCGACACGGCCAGATTCCCCAGCGCGTCGCCCAGGTTGACGATGCTGGTCCATAGCTTGGTGCCGTGCTCGGCCGCGGTCAGCTGCACCTCGCCAAGCTCGGCCACCTTCTGCGCCGCCGCCGCCATCGCGGCATTCATGAAGGCCTGTTTCTTCTCGGCGTCCGTCAGCGCCGACGCCGCCTTGCCGAGCTGCGCGGCATAGGCTTCGTTCGCCTCGCCCACCTTCACGCTCAAGCCGAGGTTGTCGAGGATCATCGGCGACGAGCGGCCGAGCGCCGTGATCAGGTCGTCGATCGACTTGGTGGCGTCCATGCCCATCGCACGGCCCAGCACCGTCGCCGTCTGCGCCAGCCGGCCCATCTCCTGCGCCGACAGCCCGAGGCCGAGCAGCATGGCCTTGTTGCCGCTGGTCATCAGGGCCAGGTCATCGACCATGCCCGACGTGCCCGCGCGCATCGCCCGCAGCATCTGATCCGCGTTCTGTGCGCCCCCGGCCAGCCGCTCGAACGACCCGCCCAGCGCCTCCAGCTGCGCGCCGCGCGCCAGCGACTCCGCGCCGAACGCCGCCACCGCCGACCCGGCATTGAGTAGCCGCGCGGTCACGGCCGCCGTCGCGCCCGCCACCGCGCCCTGGAGCAGCCCGCTCATCGAGATCAGCGGCTTCTCGGCCGCGCGCGTCTCGGCCGCCAACTGCTGCAGCGCCGCCGGGGCCTCCTTGCCCAGCGCGGCATACTTCGCCAGCGCCGCCTCCACCGTGCGATTCAGCCGCGCCTGCTCCGCCTCGGTGAGCTTCGACGCGCCGCCAATCTGGTTCACGGCCGCCGCCGCGTTGTGCGCGGCCTGAATGAGCCGATCGCCCTGGAACGACGTGGCCAGCTTCTGCATGCCAGCCGTCGTCGCCTCGATCTGGTTCTTGCCCTCGGCGAGGTTCTTTTTCAGCTCCTGCAGGTTGGCCGCGATGCGGACCACCATCGACGGGTTGCTCATCCGCTCACCTCGTCAACGGCGTCCTGCAGCGCCTCGGCCACCCGCCGCAGATGCGCCCCCTCCTGCAGCACCGCCTCCGCAAACAGAAACGGCCGGCCCGTCATGTGCTTGGTGCCGAACTCGAGCCAGAGCGGCAGATTCTCGGCGCGCTGCGGCACCGGGCCGACATACACGCGGTAGCCGCCCACGATGTCCTCGATGGTGATGGCCGCCGCGGTCTGGCCCGTGCCGGCCGTCTGCGCGGACAGCCGGCGCTGCGCTCCGCCCTGAATCGCCTCGGCCGTCCCCCGCGCCACGCGCTTGAGCCGCGGCGCGATGGCATCCCCCAGCCGATCCAGCGCGGCCAGCAGCGAGGAGGCATCGACATCGATGGTCATGTCACTCACCGTCGGCCTCCTTCCCTGCGATCCGCGCCGCCACGTCCGCGAACTCGTGCTGCTGCACCATCTGCACCAGCGGGCTCGCCATCAGGCGGTCCTTCGCGGGACCGCTTTCCATCTGGCACGCCTGCCGATACGTGTCTGTCGCCCGCGCATACGCGCGCAGCTCCAAGATGTCGTCGATCAGTCCCGCCGGCACGCGCTCGATCTCCTGCACCGCCTGCGACGGGAGGCAGCCGAACTCTTCACAGACTCGGCTGACCCACCATTCCCACGGCGCCGCGCCGTCGCCCTCCAAGGCACGGCGGAACGCCGCTAGCCGTTTCCCTGCGCCTCGGCCTGCTGCTCCGGCGTCTGGTACAGCGACGGCTTCGACAGCCGGAGGATGGCGCCCGCGAGCCAGTCCTGCGCGTCGTCGTCCAGATCCTCGAAAGCCTCGCGCCCCAGGGGCTGGCCCAGCGTCCACGCCGTCACGCCGTGCTGCATGAGCGTCACGCGGTCGTACGCCAGCAGCGGATCGGTCGCCTTGGCCGCCGCCGCCGCGCCGCTGGTATCAGCCGCCTTGAGCGCGTCATCGAACGCCGCCCCGAGCGCCGCGCGCATCTGCTGCATGTCCGCCACCGCCGCCTGCTGCGCCACCTTGCGCGCCTCGGCCAGATGCTTCGGGGGCAGCTTGCGGATCGTGACGGTGTCCCCAGACCCGCCAGGCACGGGCAGCGTCTCGGACACCAACGAGGTAAAGATCGACATGTCGCACTCCTCACGAGGGCACGCGGGAGGGCCGGCCCCATCGCCAGCCCGCGCGCATGCCGTGGTTCAGTCCGCTTACGAGTAGGCCAGCGAGCCCGTCGGCAGCAGCGTCGCCTCGAACTCGGTGAGCTTGCCCACCTTGCCGGCGATCTTGTATTTCACGCAGCGGCATTCCACGGTGGCCGTGCCGTTGGTGCCGCCGTGCGCCACCGCCAGCGTGCGCGTCGACGCGCTGGGCGAGGTGTCCAGCGCGCTGAAGACGACGTGCGGGCCACTCGTGGCCGCGTCGTCGTAGAAGCCCTTGACGACGATGGGCGCCACCTTCCGCATGCCGGTGCCGGTGTGCTCCTCCCAGGCATCGCCGAAGGCGTGCGTGGCGTCTGTCATCGCCTCGACCTCGACGCCGTTGATCTCGGTGACGTACTGGGTGACGTCGCGCGGCGTGCCGCCGCTGTCGTCGAACGTGATGGTGACCGAGGATGATCCGAACTTCGCCATGTGCTGCTACCTCCGCGCCCGTTGGCGCGCGATTGAGGCAGGCGGCACACGCGAAGCCGGATACCGGCGAGGCGTGGCGGGCTGACCGTCGTCTAGTCTTCCGGCCTGAACTACTTCGACTGGTCCTGCCAGTCCTCCAGCGCGATCCGCAGCGCGTGCGCGTGGCGGTAGATCGCCAGCGCCCGACGGTGCTTCGCCGCGTCGTCGTCCGCGTTGATCTGCTGCTTCGTGGCGCGCTCCAGATCCACGGTGGTTGTGAGCGCCGCCTGCACGCGATCCGGGGCCAACATCATCAGCCCCGCGCGAACCCGATCCAGCAAGTCACCGACCCGCTGCCGGTCACATTGCCATCCACCGACAGATACCGATTCACCGTGCCGGCCACCGCAATCCGCTGCGCGCCCACCGCCGTCTGGTCCGCGAACGTCACCAGGTCGGCATAGGTCACGTCGTCGGCCGAGTGCTGCACCTTGGCCACAAAGCCCGAGAAGCCCGAGAACGCCGTGACGTGGAGATACCCCACGCCGCCGTCACTGGACGACGCGCCGCTGTCCACGCTGTCGGCCCCCTCGGTGTCCCAATCGGCCGTCTTGGTGGCCGTGCTCTGCAGGATGACGCCCTCATCGCGCGCCCCACTGCACAGGTACTCCGTCTTGGCCTTGGTCAGCCCGCCTAGCTTCGCCATCGGAGCGTACTTGACGTGCAAGGCCCCTTGATGACCCACGAACCGCCGGCCGATGATGTCTCCCTCGAAGCCGTAGCAGACGATCCGCGACTCGCCCGGCGTGTCGATCAGATGGTCATGCGCCAGCCCGGTGCCGACGTCGTAGAACGCCTCGTCCTGCGACAGCCGCGCCACCTGCATGCCGGTCGGCGTCTGCTCCTGCCAGGCGTCCCCGAGGCCCGTGGTGTCCTCCTGCGCGGCCTCGTGCTCGCTGCTGAGGCCCTTGGCCTTCATCGGCAGCAAGCTCACGCCGTCTGACAGGAAGACCGCAATCTGGTTACTGCCGTACTTCGCCATCGGTCTCGGCCTCCTGCGGCGTCTCGTCGTTGACTTCCGTGATGCACCCCTGCGCCAGCAGCCACGTCTGCGACTCGCGCGGGATGTCGCGTGCCACCTCGCCCGCCTCGACCCGGCGCGGCATGCCCTCGACCCAATAGGTCAGCCCCACGTTGGCGCGGTACGTCATCGGCCATCCTCTCGCGGGAACTCATGCCCGCACTGGCTGCACGCCTGCGACGGGGGCCGCCCGAACGGCGCGCACGTCACGCGCTGCGCCTCCGGCGCGCGGCACACCGGGCACCGGCCGTCACGCGGCAGCGGCTTCGGGTCGGTTAACACAATGGCCGGCGCCTGCGTCTCCATCACAGCTCCACGTAGACCCGGAACAACGCCACCAGCTCCCGAATCAGGACGCCGTTGACATCCTCGTCGGGCAGCAACACCGTCTCGTCGTAGAACACCCGCCCCGCCTGCGTGAACCCGCTCACGGTCAGGCTGGCGTCTTTCAGCAGCACGATGGCGCGGTCGATGATGCCCTGCGCCTGCTGCGCACCACGGTAGTCGGTGAACGCATGCACCCGCAGCTCTACCTCGGGCAACCCGCCACCGCCGAAGCCCCGCATTTCCCGCTCGCGCACCTCGTACCAGAGATACGGGAACGTCGCCGGCTGCCGGATGTGGTCGTAGACTCGCCCGCCCACCAGCCCGCTGAGCGTGGCATCCCCGCTCAGGACGCCATACACCGCCGTGCTCACCGGAGACAGCGCCAGCGTCGCCACTAGGACACTACCCCGCACTCGAGCACCAGGAACGTCCGATCGGGCTCGTAGGTGATGCCCGCGATCTCCAGCGTCTGCGCCGCATGCGCGGCCGCGCCCCGCGGCGCCCACACCACCCGCATCGACGGCGCCAAGTCCGTCCGCGTCCGCACCCGGAACCGATAGTTGGCCGTCGAGCCCACCGCCTGCGCCTGGATGCGTTCGCTCGCGCGCTGCGGGATCAGTTCGGCCCACACCGTCGCCACCGTCGTCCCCGCCACCGCCGCGCCACCCTGACCGTCAGCGGTCTCCGTGGCCGACTGGATCGTCAGACGCTCACTCAGCGCGCCGACGTCGCGTCCCTTCTCGATCACGCGGCCACCGCCGGATCCCACTGCCGGTAGAACGGGCCGCACAGCGCCCGCACGCTCCACGGCAGATCCTCGGCACTTGTGCCCACCACCGCCAGCGACCGATTCGCGTCCCAATGGCCACAGAGCAGCAGCATGGCCTGCACCAACGGCTGCGGCACGTCGGCCGCGCTCGTCGCCCCGGCCACGTACGTCACGCGCACCGCATCAGGGCGTCGTGCCAGCGCCGGCCACGTCTTTCCGTCGGCCAGCGTGATCAGCGCCGGCTCGAACGCCGACACCAGATAGATTGAGGTGTCCAGCGTCTGCAACGCATTCGCCGCGTCGTAGTACTGGATACTCGTCACCGACTGCAGTGGCACCGCGCGCTGCAGCCGCAACGCCAGCGGCCACGTCTCCATCGTCGCGGTCCAGGTCTGCGTCATCAGCGCCCGCCCGGTGTATTCCTCCACCATCGACCGCGCGGCCGAGATCCACCCCAAGAGCAGCGGATCCTCGACCGCCGCGAGCCCGCGCAAGTGCAGTCGGGCCGTCTCCGGCTCCAGCGGCTCCACGGTCGGCTCCACCGTGCGGCGGAATGACACCGGCAGAATCACCGCCGCCGCCTCCGCTGCCCGGTTTCAGGCGCAGACGCCACGGCACGCTCAGACGGCTGCGCCGCCGGCACGGCCTCTGCCTGCCCCGCCGCCACCATGCCAGCCGCCACGACCGCCGGCACGTCGTAGACCGCGCCCGCGTCGAGCGCCACCGGCACCCCGCAGTCGTGCCACACCGCCGGCCGCCGCATCCGAATCTGCACCGCTTGCGCCTCCTGCGACAGCGGGAAGCGGCGCCAGCCGCCTCCCGCCATCAGGTTGCCTAGTTGGCCGACGCCGCCAGCGCGGCGACGCCCGGCGTCTTGCCTTCGAGGATGGCGATTCCGGCTACGAAGTGGTTGCCGGTGTTCGCCGACGGCGTGATCGTCAGGCGGATGTACCGCTTGCTGCCGATGTAGCCGATCGCGCGCCCATCGCCGTCGTCGGCGAACGTGTAGGCCGCCGCCGTCTCCGGCGCCGTGCCCGCGGTCATGGACACCATGTCCTCGTCGGCCACCGCGTTCTGGCTCGACATGTTGGAGTTGTCCGACTCCTCGAGGAGCACGGCGAACGTGGCGTCCGCGTCCGACAACGTGCCGGTCACGTAGGCCAGCGTCACCGCGTCGTAGCCCTGGCAGTCGATGATGCTCGACACCGTGGGCGTGTTGTCGGTGACCGCCGCCGCCGGGGCGATCAGCGTCCGAATCCGCTTGTTGCTGAGTCCGTCTCGCATGGTTCTCTGTCTCCCTGTGAAGCGGCTACTACGAGCCGAACTTGACGAACTTCATCGCCTCGAAGTTGACCACGTCGCCGCCGACACGGCCGCGCGTGTAGTACTTCACCCACGGCTTGGCGGTATAGGGGTCCACCAGCACCGTGAGACCGAGCCGGTCCACAATCTGGTAGCACTCCTGCATGTCGCCGAAGGCGATGGCCAGGGCGTCGGTGGTGCTGTAGGTCGCCATGTCCTGCAGGCGACGCACCGGGTAGCCCATGACGGTGTCCGGCAGACCCGCCTGGAACGACGGGATGAAGATGAACTTCCCGTTGGCCGCGGCGTCGGTCTTCGACCGGAGATAGCCGAGGGTGGTCCGGTTCATGTACCATGCGGCGTTCGCCAGGAAGTGGTCCTTGAGGCTGTGGACCACGTTGAGCAGGTCGGTGACGACCGCCGGATCGGCGCCGAACGCCCCGTTGTTGCTGGTCGGCTCGTGCTCGAACACGCCCCAGGCGCGCGAGCCATCGGCGGTCGCCGCGGTGCTGTAGGACGCGAACCCGCGCGGGCGGCCCACCCCGTTGCCGGTGACGAATGCGGTGTTGTAGCCGCGGCCGAACTTGTCCGCGGTCTTCCGTGAGAGCCAGCCCACCACATCCACCGCTGCGTCCTCGACCAGCTTCTGGCTGATGCGCGGCTCGGCATACGCCTCGTGCACCGGGATGCGCCACGGCGCCGGCACCGCGGGCGTGCTCGACTCGCTGCGGCTGCCCAGCTCGGAGACCCAGCCGAACGAGGCCTCCTCGAGGTCCACACTGCCCTCGAGCGCGTCCGTCGAGATGGTCTGCTGCGCGGCGTAGAGCCGCATCGGCGAGGTTTCGTAGATGCGGGTCACGATGCGCCCCGTCGCGTCCGGCGAGACCAGGTAGCCGCCAGCGCCGTCGTTGCCGACGCTCAGCGCGCGGGTTTCGACGTCGCTCAGGCCGCGCTCGCCCTTGCGGACGAACGTGTCGAAGGCCTCGTTGTAGGCCTTGAGGCCCGCAACATCCACCGCCTCGACGCGGCGGCCCGCCTCGATGGCACGCGCCCGCAGCTCGATGTTGAACCGCGCGACGGCCTTCTGCTCGGCCTCGTTGCCCTGCTGCGGGGCCAGGCCCGCCGCCGCCAGACGGTCCACGATCTGGCGCGTCTGGATGAACTGCTCGTTCTTGGCCGACTGCTCCTCGATGGCCGCGTTCAGCTTGTCCAGCTTCTGCTGGAGCAGCGGATCGGCGCTGCCCTTGGCCTTGACTTCGGCGATCTGCGTCTCGACGGTCGCCTTGAACTCCTCGAACAGCCGGTTCGACTGCTCGATCGCGGACTTCACGTCCGACAGGTTCGGTTCGCTCATGACTTCTGCTCTCCTGTGAAGATCGCTGCACGCCGATGAATCAGCGCCAGCAGTTCCCCGCAGGTTTCGTCAGATGGCATGGCCTCCCGCCGCACCTGTCGATAACCCTTGGCAATGATGGCTTTCGCCTGCGCCTCGGTGAATCCGGCCTCCCGCCGCAGCCACCGCTCGAACTCCCGCTCCGTCGGCAGCTCGTCTGACCGCACCTCGGTCACGCGCGCTGGATCGTTGGCCGGGAACGTCACCAACGACACCTCGAACAGCTGCACATCCGTCAGCGTCCGAATCCCCGTCTCCTCGTCCGTCTTCGACTTCCGCGTGCGGAATCCGATCGATAGCCCGTCCAATTCGCCTTCACGCATCGCCGCGTAGGTCGCCTTGACGCGGTCGGTATCCACGTCGAACAGCCGGCCGCGCATAAACAAGCCGTGCTCGTCCTCGCGCATCTCCTCCCACTTGCCGATCGGCACCATGTCGTCCGCGTTGCCGCCGAAGAACCCGCCGCCGCCGTGCTGCAGTAGGAGCTTGGGCAGCTTCTTCGCGGCCTTCCATTCGCGCAGCGTCGCCTTGAATGCGCCTTTGGCGATCGTGTCGCCGTAGCTGTCCACCGTGTCGAACACCGAGCCGTAGCCCTCGAACGTCATCGCGGCGTCGCCCGCCGCTTTCAGCTCGAACGGGACGTACAGCGCCTCGTGCTTGGTCATGCCTGTTGCCCCCCGCCAGACGGCGCAGCCAGGGGATTGCTCCCCAGCGGGGCCAGATTCGTCGGCTGCAGGTAGACGTCGCCACCCGCCTCCAACGGGTTCTCGTCCTCCAGGCGCCGCACGTCGTTCGCGCTGTAGGCGCCCATCTGCCGCATCAACCAGTAGAACTGCGCCCGCGAGGCGGCGTCGCCGCGCATGAACCCCTGCATGTAGCACCGCGTCGAGAAGCGATTGGGGTTGGCGATGAGCGCCTGATCCATCCGCTGCTCGAACGACCGAATCAACGGCAGCAGACAGAACTGGAGATACCCCAGCTTCTGCTGCTCGATGCCCGTGCCCCAGCTGGTCGACTTCTCGGTATCGCCGATCAGGTGCGGCGGGACATGGAACAGCCCCGCGATCTCTCCGCGGGTAAACTTGCGGGTTTCCAGGTACTGCGCCTGCTCTGGCGTCACCGACAGCGTCGAGACGTCCATGCCCTCCTCAAGCACGGCCACACGGCGCTGGTCAGGCCCGCCGCCGTAGGTTTTCTCGAAGCCCGCCTCGATGCCGTCTTTCGCCGTGGCGCTCAGCGCCTTGGGATGCCGCAGTAGCACCGTCGGCAGCCCGCCCCGCGCCCAGAACGTCGCCGCGTGCTGCTGGGTCGCCAGGGCCACGCCAATCACGTCGCGGCCGTCATCCAGCACCGCGCGCCCCATGTACCCGTTCATGGTCAGGCCGCGGAAGTGCAGCATCTCGCGCTGCGCCACAGGCCAGCGCCGGCCATCCTTGGACGTCCAGACGTAGCGCAGGCCCAAGTCGGGGTACGGCATCTGCTCAACTTCGACCTGGTCCGGGTGCAGCGGCAGCAGCTCCGTAATCTGCCGAGACCCGTCGAAGGTGTCCGACGACGACACAATCAGGTTGTAGCTATTACCCCGCAGCAGAACGTGCGAGACATTGAGCGCCGTCCAATCGAACTGCGTCTGCCAGCTATTCGGTTGGGAAAGAACCCGACGAATCGGGTGGTTCACCGCGGGCCGCCGCGTCCGCTCGTCCACCCGCTCCACCACATCCCACGGCAACGACGCGATGTCTCGCGCGATCAGCGACACACAGGTCGCCACCGCGGCCACGCTCATCGCAGTGGTCTCGTTGATGGTGACCCCAGCCAGACTCTGTCGCCCGCGCAGCAAGGCCTCGTACAGCCCGTGCGACGACGTAATCGGGCCGGATCGGCGCTCGAACAACGCCCGAAACGGCGACGGCATGCGTTACCGCGACCGCGCGTCAGTCAGCCCACCGGCCACGAACAGCACGGTGCCGGCGACGATACAGGCCCAACCTGGGCCGAAGGTTTGCCACAGGCCGAGACTGGCCAGCACGAAGCCGGCATAGGTGATGGCGCTGCTGGACACGATCGCATCTACAGGATGCGGGCTCGCGTCAGGCTATGCGCCACAAGATGTTGTGCGTTCGTGGCTGTCTGGGGATGGCAGCGTCACGCTGGTGACGCCGAGCACCGCGCACAGCGCGATGAGCGTGGATACGCGCGGGTTGCCGCGCCCGCGGATGATGCCGATCACGGTGTTCTCGTGGACGCCCGCTCGGCAGGCGATCTGCTTCAGCGTCAATCCGGAGTCGCGGTAGGCGTGGCGAAGCTGCACGGTGATGGTGTTCACGGCGCCCCCCCGATCGTTGTCAGGCCGCGCGTCTCGTAGACGGACGCGCCATCATCGGGCTGCAGGATGACCATCTGCGCCGCCATCGCCAGCGCCGCGATGCCGTCGATCTTGTCGGCCGCAGCCTCCTTGTCGAGCCGGAGCCGCTTGTCGGGCCCGTAGCGCACCGCGGCATTGTCGGCCATCCACGCCAGCACCGGGTCGCCCCCGTGCCGCAGCACGCCCTCGACCACCCAGCGGCCCACCAGCCGAATCGCTTCGGTCAGCCAGAAGCCCTGCGGGATGTCCACCATCTGCACGCCGGCCCCCATCAGGTTCTGCGCCATCTGCTGGGCGAACCGCTTGTCGAAGCCCACCGCCGTCACGCCCGACGCGCGCACGTCCTCCAGGATGGTGGCCTCCACCAGCGGGTAGTCGGTCGCGTCGCCCTCGGTGATGACGAGCGAGGGCCAGAGCTTGTACGGCCGGTCCCGGTGCTTCTCCTGCGCCGCCCGCGGCAGCCAGAACCGGCACCGCACCGCGATGCGCCCGTCCTCGAGCTGCCACAACCGCACCCACGCCGAAAAGTCATCCGTCTGGCCGAGGTCGATGGCGCCCACGCACGGCACGCCGATCAGCTCGGCATCGGACACCGCCCCGCCGCACGCCAGCCACTTGGCGCGGTCGAAGAACCGATCGCTCGACTGCGTCCAGATGCAGAAGTTCAGCCGTAGCACCTGGTTAGTTTCGTGCGGGATGTTCTTGGCGTTCTGCACCTGCCGCTCAAGGTAGTCATCGGTCACCGAGACGCCCAGATACGGGTTCGTCTTCGGCCAGCAGGCGCGGTCGGCCAGCGGGTCGTCGCCCTCATCGAGCGCGCAGATATAGGCCAGCAGCCGCTCGTCCTCCACCAGCCCTTCCAGCACCTTCCGCGCGTGCTCGTGGCGCTGCCAGCAGATCGATGTGCGGTCATAGCCGCTGTTCGTGATCTCGGCAAAGAGCGGCTGCGGCCGGCGCTTGGCGCCCGCGCGGATCTTGGTGCTGATCTCGCTCGACGGGTGCTCGTGCAGTTCGTCCAGCAGGCCCATGTGGGGCCGCGTGCCAGACTTCTGGCCACTCTCGCGCGAGAAGGTCTTGAAGGCCGACAGCGACGCCGGGTGGCGGATCTGCCAGACGTGCGCGCCGCCGTCATACTCGAGCTCGGCATCGAGATCCGGCGACGCCTTGGCGATCCTCACCGCATCGCGGAACATGATGCCCGCCTGGTCCTGGTCGGCCGCCGCCGCGTAGATTTCCGCCGCGCGCTCCCCATCCATCGTCAGGCCGTAGAGTCCCACGCCCCCGAGGACAGGCGTCTTGGCGCTGCCCTTGCCGGTCTCGATGTACCACTCGCGGATGCGCCGGTAGCCCCGGTCATCCAGCCAGCCGAAGCCAGAACCGAGCACGAACGCCCAGAACTGCGTCCCGACGTCAAGCCGGAACGGCTGCGGGTCGCCCATCTCGTCGACCGCATCCGGCAGACGCAACACGGTCTCGAAGAAGCCGAGGATGGTGCTTGCCTTGACCTCAGAGAACTGGAACCACCCACCGCCTGCAGCCCGCTCCCGGTCCCGGAAATGCCGCTGACAAGCCAGCCGCACCAGGGGCCCGGCCACGATGCCACCGTCCAGCACGGCCTCGGCGTAGCGGTCCACACGATGGGTGAAGCGGCCGGCCCTCGGCATCCTATGTTCGGCCTCCCTTCACCGCCGACAGCCCCGCCCGCAGCCGCTCCAGCGGGCTCTGGGGCTTGTCCGCAGGCTTGGCCGGCGCGGCGTGCGGCTTCCCGTTCGGCCGCAGGTCGAACGCCGCCAGCTCCGCGTCGATGCGCTGGATGATGCCGCGGTGGCTCGCGTCGCCACGGGTCTCCGGGTCGGCCGACATGGCGCGCTCGAGCACCACATTGCGACACAGCAGCTCGAAGGCAAACGCCGTCGCCCGCGTCAGCGTCTGCCGCTGCAGGGCATGCGGCGCCAGCGCCAGCCACACCGCGCGCTCGTCCTGCGACAGCGCATCGGGCGCCGTGAACTCGCTCACCTCGGCCCCGCCCGCGTCGCTGTTCGTGCTCGGCGCCGGCAGCACCCGCATCTGCGGCTTCCGCCCAGCGCCAGGCCGACGCCCACCCGACCCGCGGCCACCCATATTCAAACCTCAGTCAGAACCATGACGCCGTAACAGTCTCACCATGAGACACTTACAGACCTTTTGAATCGCACGCGCGCCAAGTTCCC